AGAGGGGCGATCTGTGGCTTCGGCCTTCAAAGCCCCTGACGCGCCCTGTGATCGGGCGGTCTACTATAAATGGATGGGCGAAGACCCCGACTTTCGGGCGGCTTCAGAGACTGTAGAGCGGTTGGCGCGGGCCTACCTTGACGAAAGCATGATCGCAGACTTGCAGAAAGCAAAGCGGCGGTTGGTAGCGGTCGCGCCCGCGGCGGTTATGGAGTTGGCGCGGCTTTTGCAGGATGGCGATCCCCGTGTGCGTCTGTCTGCGGCCAATTCGATCCTTGACCGTGCAGCTATGGACACCGCGCAGAAGGTAGAAGCGGCGCAAACCCATGCTATTAATGCTGATACTATGGCGGCACTGATAGCGGACGCACAGAAAAAGCGGGGTGAACTGGTCTAGTGACGGGCGGTCTATCGACTCTGGGTCAGGCTGAAGAATGGGCGAAGTGCTACGCTGACGTTGGCTATTTCATGCACCGTTACGGGCACGTCTTCAACGCGCATGAAGAACGTTGGATACCCTTCGATCTGTGGCCTGCGCAGCGCGATACCCTCTATGCGATGGATGATAACAAATTGGTTATCGTCCTGAAAGCCCGCCAATTGGGTCTGACTTGGTTGGCCCTGGGCTTCGCCCTCTGGCTAATGGTCTTTCGGTCTGCGGCGGTGATCGGTATCTTTTCCCGCACTGAAACTGACGCGGTTGATCTGCTAGATTTTCGGCTAAAAGGGATGTATGATCGCTTGCCCCCCTGGATGAAAGCGGCGGGCATAGACGAAAACAATAAGTCCCGTTGGCGGCTTTCCAATGGGTCAACCGCTATGGCTTTCGCTACCACGGGCGGGCGGTCTTATACTTTTTCGCTTGTCCTGGTAGACGAAGCGGATTTCCAACCCGACTTGGAAAGCCTGATCCGGTCTACGAAACCCACGGTTGACGCGGGCGGGCGCATGATCATGCTATCGACTTCGGATAAATCGGCCCCTGGGTCACGGTTCAAAGCTATCTATCGAGCGGCGAAAGCGGGGGCTAATGAGTGGCGCGGCGTCTTTTTGCCCTGGACTGCGCGCCCATCGCGTACGGTCGAATGGTACGAAGCCCAAAAGCGAGACACCGAAGCGAACACGGGCGCGCTAGATGATCTCTATCAGGAATACCCCGCGACTGATACCGAAGCCCTGAGCCCCCGCAGTCTTGATAAGCGTATACCGGGGGCATGGATCGAACAGTGCTACATCGAAGCTGACCCCATAAGCCCATACACTGCGGGCCTACCTGCGATCCCTGGTCTGCGGGTCTACAGGCTACCCGAACGGGGGCGGGCCTATATGATCGGGGCTGACCCCGCAGAGGGCAACCCGACAAGCGACGAAAGCGCCGCGACGGTGATCGACTTTCAGACCGGCGAAGAAGTTGCAAGCCTAGCGGGGCGATTCGAGATCGATACTTTTGCAGGCTATGTAGACGCGCTGGCTAAATACTTCAATTGGGCGAAAGTCTTACCTGAGCGGAACAATCACGGGCACGCGCTGATCCTCTGGTTTGCACAGAACACGCGGATCGAAGTCCTGGCGGGGTCTGACGGTAAACCGGGGTGGCTTTCTAATCGTCTGGGCAAAGCCCTCATGTATAAGACGATAGCGGAAAGCCTACGGGATCGGAACATGGCGTTACATAGCTTTCAAACTTACATGCAGTTGGCGTCAATCGAAGGGTCTACACTGCGGGCCCCTGACGGTGAACACGATGATCGTGCAGACTCTGCGGCCCTGGCAGACTGCGCGCGAGTGCAGGCAATCGCAGGGCTTCGGAATTATGCGCGTACAAGGTGACACATGAGCGACAAGATAGAGGGGCTGATCTTTCAGCTAAACGGGATCATGCAAGATCGGCTTGCATGGACTCAAAAATACTTTGACGGCAAGCGCGACGTATACGAAGTGGCAGGATACCCGCGCACCCTGACTGAAGCGGACTATCTGATCCGCTATGGGCGTCAGGATATCGCGAAGCGGTTGATCGATATCTTCGCGGATGAAAGTTGGAGATCGGCCCCGGCCCTGCAAGACACAGAAGGGGTAGAGGAATCGCCGTTTGAATCGGCCTGGGCTTCGCTTGCGGCGTCCTCTGCGACTGAAGACGGCGACACACAAGCGGGGGCGGCGCATTACTTGCAGCGTCTGGATAAAGCGGCGGCACTGGGGCGCTATGGCGTCCTTCTATTGGGCCTGAAGGATGGGCGTAAGCCCTCTGAACCTGTGCGGCCTGGGTCACTGTCTGACCCGTCCGATCTGATCTACCTTTCGGTTTTTGACGAATGGAGTGCAGAGATCGCCACATGGGAAACCGATCCATCTTCGCGGCGGTATCGGCGTCCTGTCCTCTACAACCTGAAGCAAGACGGGGCGGGCCCTTCGCAGTCTTCTACACTGTCTGCGCACTGGTCACGGGTGATTCACGTTGCAGAGGGGGCCTTGACTTCTGACGTATACGGGACACCGCGACTTCAGGCAGTGATCAACCGCTTGATCGATCTGGAAAAGGTCTTGGCCGCGACGGGTGAGGGCGGTTGGATGGCTATGCAACCCGGCTTCGTCCTGGGCACGCGCGACGGTTACCGTTTGCCCTGGGCTGATCCCTCTATGCCTGACGATATGCGCGCGGCCCTGCAAGAACAGGCAAGCGATCAGGAATCGCAGATTGACGAATTCGTGCATGGTCTGCGGCGTTGGCTTGCCCTTGACGGCATGGAAGCGACACAGTTAACGGGGGAAATGGGCGATCCCTCTGCGGCGGTCATGGCTTTTTTGCAGATGATCAGCGCGGCTACGGGTATCCCCTGGCGAATTCTTGCAGGGTCTGAAGCGGCGCAACTTGCGTCTGAGCAAGACGAAGGGAACTTCGCAAAGGTAATCGAATCGCGGCGGGCGAACTACTGCGATCCCTTTATGGTTCGCCCCCTGGTCAATCGTCTTGTGTGGGCGGGCGCTATGCCCAAACCTGCGGGCGGGAAGTATGACACGATCTGGCAACCCCTGATTTCGGCGGGCCCCGTAGAGACTATGGACGTTGCAGACAAAGCGGCTACGGCCCTGCAAAAGATCGGGGCGAAGGTAGACCCGAAAGCGTTTGTTGCGCAGTTTATCCCAGACCTACCTGAAGACGCGGTAGAGGAAAAGCCCGATCCCGTGATTGCGGCCCCTGTAGGGCCTGGGGGCGATTCGCAGGGCAACGGGGCGGGTATCGGCGGCAAGACTCAAACAGACCCCGCCACGGGCGATAGCGGGCAATCTAGCGATGAAAGGGGGGTGACGAATCGTGCAGAATTTCTACGGCGTTGGGCTAGCTATCCCTGAATCGTCACTGATAGGCGATCCCGCAGAGGATGAAGCGATCCTAGACGCGCTGATCGTAGAGGGCACGGCGAAGATCGGCGCGGCCCTTGACGCTATCTTGCAGGGGCTACCGTTGCCCGTGATGGCGGGGGCGGTCATTGATCGGACTCTGCTACAGACAGGGCCCGATCAAATCCTGCAAGCTATCGACCTGGGCAACCCAGAGTTACGGGCGGCTATCGAATCGGCCCTGATAGCGGGCGGGGTAGCGGGGGCAACGCGGGCGGGGGTGATCCTGCGGGTCATAGATCGCCCCGTCAAGTCTGCTATGTACAACGTCTGGGCTGAAGCCTGGGCGCGTGAACAGGCGGGGCGGCTGATTACGGCAATCTCTGAGACTACGCGCGCCCGCGTGCGCGGCGTCCTGGCAGATTGGATCAAGGCGGGCGATCTGGATATCGCAGACCTGAAGCGGGCGTTGTCAGGGCCTGGGCTTTTCGGTCCTGCGCGGGCTTCGCTGATCGCGACGACTGAGATCACCGCGGCCTACGCAAACGGCAACTTTGACGCATACGAAGCGGCGGGCCTGGGTCACAGACCGCCCCCGCAGGATCAACCCCCGGCACATCCTGGTTGCCGGTGTTGGGTATCGGTAGGCGGGCGGGGCGGGTCTTTGTACTATGTCTGGTACACCGCGGCAGATGATCGGGTTTGCCCGATTTGCCAACCCCTGCACGCGCAGTCTATCGGCTATGCGGGGCCCGATAGGGGGGCGGTCTAATGCCTATCGAAATTCGCTATGATATCAGGGGCAAAGATGCGGCGTTACGGCTTCTATCGCCCAACCTGCGGGGCGTCCTTGACCCCGCTTTTCGTGACTCTGCGATCCATGTGCAAGATATCCTGAAGCGATACCCTGAGCGCGGCGGAAACCGTGACTTTGCGGCCCTGGCAACCCCTGGGCAAAGACGGGCGTTCTTCGCCAAATTGCGGCGGGGCGAATGGACGGGGCGAACGGGTACACTTGGGCGATCCTGGGATTGGCGGTTTGCGCGCCCTGGTCTGGGGGCTATCGTCTACAACCCGACTGCCTACGCGCACTGGGTGCAATCTCAACAGATGCAGGCCCGCATACATCGAAGGGTTTGGCAGAATACCGAAGTTGCGGCCCTTCGTCAGTCTGAGGGCTACATAGTCAACCGGATCACGATGGCAGTGCAGAGGGGGCTATAGTGGCGACTGTCAACCTGATAGTAGTTGACTTTTTGGCCCGCTTTCTGCGGCGGTTGCAGGGCCTGCAAAGGGGGCGGCGCTATCAGATCGTGTTGACTCTGCACGATGATCGCGCCGATTGGTCTATAGTAGACCTGGGCAAGATAGAGGAATGAAAAAGGGCCCCTAGCGGGGCCCCTTTTCGTTGGTGACTTGCAGGTCTGCACGGTCAAAGACCCCGCCCGCCGCACTATAGATATTGTGACGGTCCCTGCGGACAAAGGTCACTGTAAAGGTTTCGCCATACTTGGGGTTGTGGACGGTGACGGGCTTGCCCTCTGCGATGATACGATCTGCCTGTGCGGGCGTCATGGTCTGTGTCCTTTTG